TAAAGATAAAGAAGTTTTCTTAGATAGATTTCGATGGAGAACTCCAACTGTTGAATTTAGAAGGAATTTTATAATTAAAAATAAAACTAAGGAAGAAAAAGTTAAAACATCTAAATCAGGAAAGATAGCTATTGAAATTTTAGCTAAAGAACTAAATAGATATGCTAGTGAGAAAAAGTTTGCTGCTGAAAAATTACCTAGTAGAAAAGTAAAGAAACAAAGAGTTTATAAAATTGTAAGGATTAACAATGAATTAAAGAAAGCAACAAGAAAAGTTGATATGAAAGAATTCAAAAATATTTTCCTTTCTAATAATATGTCTAAAATAGTTGGGTTTACACCAAATTATATTGGTACTAGACCTGTTAAGAAAATTTTTCAAAATAAAGAATTTTTACAATATTTCTTAGATGATATTATAAGAGATAAAAACTTTGAAATGGAGAATAAATTTCCTAATGTTTATAAAGCCCTTTGTGAATCTCTACAAGAAACTAGAATTAATTTTACTGGTGGTTATCAAAGTAATTCTAACCATTTAATTAGATTATTAAATACTAAAGATATTAACATTTATAAAGATGAAGAATTAATAAATATATGTAAAATGTCTGGATGGTTTGATATTCCAGTATGCAAATTTGAGGATCCAACTGAAATGTATTCATTAATTAATTTTAACCCTAAATCTAGCCCTGGAATTTTTACTAGTTTAATTTATGGAACATTTAATAAACGTGGTACAGTTGAACCTTCTTTATTACTAGCTAATTATTACTTTCGTTTAGCAAGGAAAATCCCATTAAAGAACTTTTCATTATATGAAGTATTAGGTAGAGAGAAAGATATAAAACTTGAAGGTGAGGATACATTTGATAATTGTTCTACACGAGTAGTTTTAAATCCAGAACATTTCTTCACTATTATTAATTCATGGGTATTTCAGAAAGTTATGACTACTATTACTAATTCTTCAAAGAATTCTAAATATTTGACATTTTTAATTGATAAAGAGTATGATGGTAGAAAAGCTTATGAGATATATGATAAGATTATAAATAAACATGATATGATAATTGATTCTGATTGGTCATATTTTGATGCTACGATTTCTGAACAATACCTTAGAGTGGCACTTTCTATTATGTTATCTGAATCTTATTTTAATGATGAAGACAAAAGATTTCTCAACTATATTATTCAAGGAGCAGTTACTAAATATATAGCTATACCTAGTGGAATAGTAGTTGAAACTAAAAGATCAGGACCGTCTGGTCATCCTGGAATAACAGCAATTAACTGTTTTGTTAATCTAATTCGTTGGTCAGTTATTGGTTATGAACTATATGGCCCTGAATTTAGTAAGAAGATGACTGTAACTTTATATGGTGATGATGGTTTTATTGGCCTTGATTTTATTGATGAAATTGTAACACCTGATATAGATTCTGTTTTAATTAAACATGGGTTTAAGAGTGATACAATGAATGATAAACTATTTCTTTCTAAAAATTATTTCTTAGATATAAATAATACTCCAGACTTCTTAAAAAGAAGGATTTTTACTAATGGTATTTCATGGAATAAGAAGAAAATATTTGATAAAATACTATATCCTTCAAATACTAGGTCACTTGAAGATAACTGTCAAATATTAATTGATTATATTCAAACCGGTCCTGGTGATGATGAATTAAATAATTTCTTTTTATCTGTGTTAGAGAAAATTGGTAAAAGTAACCCTTTATTAATTAAATATCATGATAAACTATTAGAAATATTAGCTAATAATAAATTAAATAGATTTAAATTAAATTATGGATCTTTTATTGATGAAATTAAATATATTAATAATTCTATTATTATTCATGATATACAAAAATATATAGATTTTAATAATAACATACCAAATTTAAGTAAATTTAGAGTTGATATGTTCTTTCCTTTTCTCTGGGGATTTCTTGTAAATAGAAATTTTGTTAATACATTTTCAAAGTTTCAAGAAATACATGACTTTGAAAAAGTTGATACAAGATTCTTCTATTTAACAGAGGAGAAAAAGATTATTTTTAAAAAGACTGCAATATTTAACACGTTTAACACATCGTAACAAATTCTGG